TTTGTTGAATACGGCACGCGATACCAGCCGGCCAGGTCGTTTCTCAGGCGAGCAGCCCACCAGCAAGAGGACGTTGTGCTGGGCGTATTCCGTGGCGTGATGAAAAAGATAGTTGCAGAGGAAGCTGGGAAAGTTAAATGAGCGATATCGGCAAAGCAATCAGGACCAGGCTGGCAGCAGATAGCGCTGTGGCTGCTGACGTGGGAACACGAATTTTCCCCAGGGCTATGCCACAGGATGCCACACTGCCGGCCATTGTCTACCAGTTGATCAGCAGTACCAGCGACGATGCCATAGGGGCAGCGGCTGGCATAGCAACGGCACTGGTACAGGTTGACGTTTACGCGGATACCCACCTGGCGGCAAATAACCTGGCGGAAGATGTCCGCGACAGCCTGCACGGGTTTGCCGGCACAATGGGTAGCGAAACGGTACGCGGCCTGCAATTGCAAAACAAGTTTGAGGGCTACCAGGTGCCAGACGATGGCGGCGATGATGGCACATATCGCGTCACCATGGACTGGTCGATCACCCACACGGAATCAGTACCCACGTTTTAGAAAAGGAACTAGAAAATGGCAGATACAGGAACAGGCACTACGATCACGTTTGGTACGTCTGGATGGACTGGCAGCGTTATTAGTATCGGTGGCACCACCCAAAGCCGGGAAGCCCTGGAGGACACACACCTGGGCACGACTAATCAAAAGACATTTGTTTTTGATGATCTGATTGACGCGGGTGACTTTGAACTTGAGTTTTACTGGGACCAGTCGGCCGGCACGTTTCCACCTATCAGCGCGGTAGCGGAAACTATCACAGTGACGTTTCCTCTTAAATCCGGCGAAACAACTAACGCAACCCTGGCCGGATCTGCTGGAGTGATCGAAGCCACTGGTCCGTCTGCCAGTAACGGCGAGCTAATGGTGGGCAGTATGTCGATAAAGTGGGACGGAAAAACAGAAGTAGCCTACACGGCGGGGTCCTGATGATTATCACACTGGATGACCACCCAGCCAGGCAGATGGTGGACGGGGAGCTGGTGCCACTAGTGCCAGACCAGCATTGTATACGGCTGGATGGCATCATGGTGGGCTATTGCAGCAAGCACGTGGGCGGGTTTATCCAGCTGATAGTGGTCCTGGATGAAGCGACACAGGACGCGATCGCGGCCCACGTTATGCAGGCCATCGGCCAGCAGACGGTAACAATGGTGCCGGACATGGAAGCGTTGAACAAATCTGTTTTTGATGAAGGGGAAGAAGAAAATGGGGAAGATAGCGAACCGGAATGACATCTTAAAGCTGTGCCAGCGGCGTTACCTGGACGTGAACGTGGAAGAACTGGGCCTGGCATTCAGGATCCAGTCATTAACGGAACGGGAAAAGGCCAATTATGAAACGCAGCTGCTGGGCCGGAACGGGAAGGTGAACAAAAACAGGTTACTGGATGCCAGCCGGCGTCTGGTTTGCCTGTGCCTGGTGGACAAGGATGGCAAACCGCTGATGAACAGCGGTGACGTAGACGAACTGGCGGAACTGGATGGCTTGGTCGTTGCCAGGCTGTACGATGCCTGCCGCGTCCATTGTGGGTTTGATGAAGGGGACATAGAAACAGCGGTAAAAAACTCCGATCGGGTCCAGCTAGAAGAATCTTCTGCATGAGACTAGCCCTGGCCCTGGGCCATGTGAATGTGGATGAAATGCTGGACCTGGTGACACCAGAGCAGATCGACCAATGGTGGGCCTATTACACCATCGAACCGTTTGGCGAACCATGGCAACACACGGGACTACTGGCGGCAGTAATACAAAACACCACAGCAAGCAAGCGCAGCCAGGTCAGCCAGCCGGCCGACTTCATGCCACAGTTTGACCTGGGCACCACGGACAACCAGAGCAAGATATTAGACGCAGAACAGGAACTGGCGGCACGCTATGGCAGCAATATCAGAAGTCGCGATCAACGTCACAGCCAGAACCCAGAAGCTGGAAAAAGACCTGGCGAGGGCGAAGGCGAAGCTAAATAAGTTTGGCGGATCCGCGAAAAAGGCAGGCGGTGGGCTGGTGCACCTGGGCCGGATGGCAACAGGGGCGGCGGCGGCGTTTGTGATGATACGCGGTGCCCTGGGCGGTTTTACTTCATCCCTGGCCCGCATTGATGAAGCCGCGAAGAAATCACGCTCGTTGGGTATGACAACCCAGCAGATTCTACAGCTGCAACACAGCGCGGAACTGGCGGGAGTGAGTACCAGCCAGTTGAACACCGGCCTGAATCGCATGGTTGTGGGGATCCAGGATGCCGCCAGGGGCACCGGGGAAGCCAGCAAGGTCTTAGAGCAAATGGGCATTAACGTGGCAGACCTGGCAGCCCTGTCGCCACACGAACAATTTATGAAGATTGCCGATGCAATACGGGGCATCGAAGATCCAGCGAAAAAAGCAGACGCGGCGTATAAGCTGTTTGGCAGGTCCGGCGTGGACCTGATTAACATGCTGGATGGCGGCAGCGACAAATTGAGGGAACAGGCGGCCGAGTTTGACAAGCTACACGGCAAGATAAGTGAAACCGATTCTAGGGCGATAGAAGATGCCAATGATGCTATTGCAGATATGAAAAAGGCATTTGCGGGCGCGTGGGTGCAGATAACGGTCCTGTTTGCGCCGGCCATCAAGCTGGTCGCCGGCCTGCTGGAGGGGCTGTCGAAGATATTACGTCTGCTAGGTACGGGCCTTCGTAATGTGTTCGGTGTGTTCGCTAAAATGCTCGGCATAACCAAGAAACAAACACCAGCAACCAAGGACGCAACAAAGGCCACCCAGGACCAGACGGCAGCGATGGAGGATGCAGAGGTGGCAGCATCCAAGCAAGCAGCAGCCCAGGAGGAACTAAAAAAACAGCAGGAAGACCTGGCCAGGGCAGGGCAGCAGGTGACTGATCAATTTAAGACACCGCAACAGAAATTCCAGGACCGCATGGCCCACCTGGACAAGCTGGTGCGGGCCGGGGCCATCAGCTGGGAAACGTACAGCCGAGCGGTCAAAGGTGCTATTCAGGACGTAAAGAAAGCCAACCAGCGGCAGATCCAGGCAGCCAGGCCAATTGCAGCCGTGACAATGGGCAGCACAGCGGGATTCAGTGCAGTGCAGCAGGCCAACCGGGAGCAGGAACGGCAGACGCAGCTGCAAAGACAGGAAAACCGACTGACAGAAGAAACCAACAGAATCCTTCGCGGCGTCGAGCGTGAATTGAAGGACGATCCGGAAGTGGCGAACATATGACAGTAACATCTGTAACAGTAAAGCATGATGGCTGGTCTGCCAGCGTTACACCTGGCACGTCAAAGGTGCTAACAGTTAAAGGAATAGCGACCATCGGCGCGAAAGTCGATTTTACAGTCGTATTCACAGTCGAAACAGACGACCGGCTGGATGGCCCACAGATCGTCGGCGCGGGTGACGTTGCCGGCGTGAAGATACCGTCAATCGGTGACTTCTACGAGTTTGGAAACGACAAAGACAAAGGCGCGTTGTGCAAGTCAATCAACGTCCGGGCCACTGGCGGCAAGCTGTGGGACGTGACATGTGTTTACGGTCCAAAGGGCGACCAAAAGCCGAAGGACAACCAGCCGGAAGAAAACCCACCCATGCGGGATCCTAACGGGGATCCTACAGACGACCCAATGCTGGCTGCACCCACGGTCCAGGTCAGCCTGGTTCATATGAAGCAGCCACTAGCAGAAGCGATATACGGCGGGCAATACTGGGCAACCCATGATGACATCACGTACAAGCCAAATGTATCTTTAACCATGCCGACAGGTGTTGCTGGGGGGTCACATATATCTGCGCTGTTTGGAAAAGATGCCACAGGCGCAAAGTGGATTGATAACAGAAACCCTGTTGTAAATTCTGCCGGCACCCCGTACGACCCACCGTTAGAACGGGACCACGCCAGGATCAATCTGAGGATAACCAGGAATCACCAAACATTCCCAATCAACGATGTCTGGTGGTACCAGGACACAATCAATACTAGTGATGTCAAAGTATTGGCCCACGGGTTTGAGATGATCATTCCGCCACACTGGGCCAAGATGATGTCAATCAGCGGCACACCGGCAGAAATCAACGGCCAGCACTTCTACCGCGTAACGTATGAAATGCACATCGAACCAGGGTTTTTCGTGGAAGAAGATCATCCCTGGCGGCCGAAAGTATTGGACCGTGGGCTGATGCGCAGATCCAGGGCGGAGGAAGATAGCGACAAAGACCCTTATGACCAGGACAAGGATGATCCAGGAAAAGAAAACATTAAGGACAGCACAGGCCAGGCGGTGATGGAACCAGTGCTGCTAAATGGTGCCGGCAACACGCTGGTGTCGGATCCGCTGGGGCGGGTGGCGGTCTGGCTGGAATATGCAATGTATAAGGAAATCGATTGGGAAGATTTAAAATTCGACTTTATGGGCGGGATCGTTTTTGACAATCCACCAAAGGGCATAAACTAAAATGGCAGACAAAATATGGAACGGTACGGGCGGAACTGATGGCGATTGTACGGACGCGGCAAACTGGACACCCAGCGGGGTACCTAGTGCAGCCGACAACGTGAGATTGATCGCCACCTTTGATCAGAATATGGCAACCAACCTGGCCGGCCTAACAGGTGTTTCCCTGGGAGACTTCATCGTGGAGGAAGGGTATTCGGGCACCATTGGCACCAGCACAGCGGACCTACAGATTACCTGTAGTAGCTTTGAATTCCACGGCACCGGCCTCGCCTATATCGACCTGGAAGCAAGCAACATAACGGCCACTGTGCACCATAGCGCATCATCGGCCAGCGTGGGTACGCGGGGTCTGTACCTGGTCGGCAGTAACCTGGCGGCCCTGGTCGTCAACAACGGCGTGGTGGGCCTGGCAGCGGTCCACGGTACATCGAGCACAGCGGCAGCGGTCCGCGTTTCAGGCGGCACCCTGGTCCTGGGATCTGGCTGCACACTTACGACGGTCACTTGTTACGGCGGGAACGTCACAGCCCTGGCAGATGTCACCACAGCAAATGTCTACGGTGGGACGTTTTTAACGGGTGAACAGGCAGCCGTTACAACCCTTAACGTGCAGGGCGGCGGGGTGACTGATGGAAGTACGGGTACCATCACCACGGCGAATATCGAAGCCGGCCGGCTACTGGTTAAAATGGGCGTGTCTAAGACAATCACAACCGTCAACCTAAACGCGGGCGGTGGGTTTATCTACGATCCGAACAGCGTCACGGTTACAAACGTGGCAATCGGTGACGATAACTTCCCGATCAATATCAGCACTAGCCGGGGATAACGGGGAATCATGCCAGACGGATACCTGGTAACAGCTGAAACGATCCGCAAGCTGCGCGCCGATCATGAAGAACTGCGCACTGCTTTGAAGGTGCTGCAAAATACTGTCCTGCGTATGCCAATGACATCTATTGGGGGATCCGCCGAAACGATGGCGATAGCCAGGGTAGCGGAAGTGATTGACGGGTACACAGTCAACGCAGACGGTAACACGGTGCTGGACTTCGGGCCGGCCGATATCCACAGGCTGGAAGCAGACGGGGAACTGGTCAGCCTGGAACGGGCTGTGGACGTTTGGAACGTCGAAGAAACAGCGGTCGGCGTTGATGAATTCGTAAACATCACACGCAATTTCTTAACCGGGAAGTGGATCATTGACCAGATCGGCGGTCCTACGGTGGGCCTGCATCGCGTCAAGCTGAAAGAATCGATGGGAATCACTACACCTGGCCAGGCGGATGCCGACCTGTACACCCTGGCGGGCGTGGACACCGGGACAGATGTTACGGTCCTGGACCCTGACAACCTGTATCCTTCAGCCCTGGGACCGCGTGTCAGTCCAGTCGATCCACTTGTAACACTGGACGGGGCGGCCGGCCTGGTCACTAAGTCTGGATCCGATTACTACGCTGTTGAACTGGAACAGGCTGCGCGTTTTATCAGATTTGAAGTTGATAGTCTTTCAGGCTATTTGACAACCGATGAAGTTTGGGAAGTGGCCGTCGGGGACTGGTGGCACGGGCAGCGTCCTGGGGCAACAAGTGACAGGGACGCGACTGGATTTTACGCATACAACTTCGCAATTCAGCAAACAGCAGCAGCTGGCACTGAGCACCTGTTTGAAGGCGGCAGTGGTGCTGTCGGCCTGGCTGTCTGGAATGATCGCGCGACAGCATCGGCGGCCGGGGCGGAAGTAACCCACCCTGGTCTATACACGATTATCCAGATGGAATTCGAGTGTCCTGAATAATGACGTACATCACACATGGAAACTACAAGGGGGCCAGGTGGTTCCCCAGGTGCTGCTGCGAGGACTGTGAAGTAATCAGGGATCGGTTCATCCGTATCGGTGGCATTGACCCCAGCCGCTGGGAAGAAATACGCGGCAGCTGGGGCACGCATTCAGGGGCGCAGGCGGCTGCGGATGATGCACACCCATTGCAGGAATCAAGCGCGCCGGCCGACATGCCGGCCCTGGTGGTTGGCGTCCAGGACCTACCGGATAACAATCCGGACTTCTACACAATTACAGAAGTCACAATCAAGACAGGTGCCCAGCCGATTTTCGTTGTCGATTTTACCGACGCGGTCACGGATACATACCACGCGGTCCGGGTGACCTACGACAATTCAACAGACGATGAAATCATTGTGGCATTCTTTTCTTATGATGGCACTACGGCAACCCAGCTAGGTGGCCATCACATTATCGATTGGCTGCCAACCGATGCCGGTGACTACCTGAAAGCCACTTTCACAGTCTGCCTGAATGACGATAAGCTGATGGTTCTGATGTCGGGTGGCACAACTGGTGATGGTGAGGATGCCATAGGCGCGGACAGCCCACCTGACTTCATGGTGTCGGAGGACATCACGGCAAAGCATGGCGGGAAGCGGGCCGGCCTGGGGTTTGCCGGTGGTCTGGCGTCACCCAGGGCCGGCACACGGTGGCATAGTTTTGAATTGCACATTCACAAGAACGATAAGAGCGATTGCCCTGCGTGCCTGGACTGTACCTGCAACGGTCCGCCACCTGATGAATTCGATGTCACCATAGAAGGCATTACCGACCAGGACAGCGAGTGTTGCGACAACTGCGCGGATCTGAACGAAACCTATTCTCTACGCTATTCAGCCAGCCTGTCTACCAGCACAGTTTGCGTGTGGGAATACACCAGTGACTATTCCGTACTCTGGTTCTGCAACTTTCCGTCGGGGAGTCCATGCGAGGAAAACGGGCCTTACCAGGTTGATAGTATTCGTTTGACCATCACATCCGGGACAGACGAGGAGGAGAACCCGATATGTAAATGGAAACTGGCGTTTGTTGCCCTGGGGTCAACTGGTTACTACGGGTCGATGTGGATTCATTGGCCAGAAGATCCCTGCACCTGTGACCTGGTGGAAGCAGAGTTTTCATTTGGCGGGCACGAAGAAGGAAGTAGTTCAGCGGGGTGGGCTGGCGGCCCGTACGGAACATCCGGCGAAACGGTACTGGATCCTGACGGCCGGCCGCAGTCCAGGCAAGGGGAAGCATCAGCGGCGGACGGTGGTATATTCTTTTCTGATGTCTGTGATGTAGAAACCACTGCCACCGTCACAGTATCGGTAGCCTGATGGAATGTATCTTTATCGAAACAGGGCAGGGCTATAAGTGCAAATTCTGTGGTACCCAAAAGGCCAGGGCGACCAGGAGAAACTGCAACAGGTCCACAGGCCTGGGCGATACGATATCCAAAATAACAAGCGCGCTGGGGATCCGGCCCTGTGGCGGATGCCGAGGACGACAGGACAAACTCAACGGCTGGTTTCAATATGACAGACCACAGCCGCCCCAGTGGGTGAGCACGCTGGACCTGGTGGTGGATACGTACCAGCTGGCGGCCAAGCTCCCCAGGGGCATAGACGCGGTCGTAGGTATCCCACGATCGGGCATAATACCGGCCAGTATCCTGGCTACCCATTTACACGTTCCACTGTACAGCCTGGCAGACGGGGTAATGGTCCACACTGGGCAGGGCAGCCGGCTGGACGCAGCAGGGGACCACCAGCGGGTCCTGGTGGTAGACGATACGGTGATGAATGGGCACCAGCTGAAACGGGCCAAAGCTGCGCTGCCTGGCGGTGGATACCTGTTTGCAGCGGTCTACGTAAACCCGCTGGCAAAGGGAAAACCAGATTATCAGGCGGCCGAGCTGGAACAGCCCCACCTGCTGGAATGGAATTTTTTCAACTGTGGCTACATTGCAAACTGTGCCACAGATATGGATGGGATCATCTGTGAGGATCCACGTTGGGAAGGGCTAACAGAAAAGCAGCAAGAGCGCGAACTGGAAACAGTTGCGCCCAGGTGGATCCCCAGGCAGGTGCCTGTCCAGGCAATCATTACCGCCAGGCTGGAGAAGCACAGGCAGACCACAGAAGTCTGGCTGGGAAACCACGGCGCAAAATATGGAAAGCTCATAATGGGACCATGGGCCAGTGACAAAGAGAGGGGCCGACCTGGTGCCGTATCACAATGGAAGGGGGAGCAGTTTGAACGGCTGAAGCCTAACTTCTTCATAGAATCAGACCCACGGCTGGCGCAGGACATAGCAGCCATGACGGGCGGCTGGGTTATCTGCCCAGCAGCCAAAACAGTCTTTTGAATGCTTCCCCAGGTCACTATAAGCCACATTTGGATCCGAAACCCTACCTAGAAGGAATCGAAAATGATCAATTTCGTTAAAGATGTGCTGCAATCAGCAAAGAGTAAAAGGGTGATTGCCGCAACCGTCACGGCGTTTTTTGTTGCCAGTGCCCAGGAGCTGGGCATACCACAAGACGCGGCCCTGGGCATCGCGGCCCTGGTGGTGTCCCTGATTATTGGCGACAGCATGCGAGCTGTGTCGCCAGATTCTGACAAGTACAAAACAGAAACAGGGGGAAACAATGGGCAAGCGTAACCGCAACGGCCAGGCGAAGCAGGACAAGCGTGCTGGCAAGGTCGAGAAGCTGACAGCGAAAGCGGCCCTGGCGAGGGCAAAATCGCAGAAGCGGAAATGGTTATTTGCCATCCTGGTAGCCGGGATAATTCTCTACCTGCTTATCAGTAAAGGGGGGCTGTCGGGCATCGGCGGCCTGCTGGAGCGTTTCCGGGCTGTGGTGCCTGGCCCATAATGTCGCAGGATTCGACTAACTGGCGATAATAGAAGGTGCCCAGTCGCTGTCGGCAAACAGCAGCACAAAGCGGCGCACAGCCTGGGCCAAAACAAAAACCTAAACCGGCGAAAGCCGGCGCAACCGCTGCCCGGCCTGGTGTGGTAATTCCCCACCACCTGGGCCGGGTGGTGCTTATAGATATGGGTGGAGCTCATGGACGACCACCAGGTCGAAGCAATCAAGGCAGAAATCCGCCGAGTGGAACAGACAATCACAGCGGAGTTGAAACCGCTGGCCCAGTTGTTCAGGGGAAATGGAAAGCCCAGCCTGGAAGCCAGGTTATTCCACATGGAAAAGGAACTGGCGCGGCATAAGGGTAATGCACGCTGGGCAATCCGATCAGCAGTAGGGGCAATGGCGACAGCACTCGGAACTGTGGTGTGGTCACTTCTACAACAAGGGGCGTGAGAAGGATGCACGATGAGGTTTTACAATCATTGCAAGGCAGTAGCGTGGCTGGTCGGCGTGTGGTGTGCGGCGGCCGTGGCACTTTTATCAAGTATGCTCGCCTGGAAGCTGGCAAAATGGTGGCGGGCATTTTGAATCAGGTTGAATCAGGGTTGACGGTTTGGGGTCATTTGGTGTACCGTTACCGAACATAAGAAACACTAACCTGTTTTGGAGTTTGGTTTCATGGAAGAACCGACACGACCACACGACGATGAAGAACGTATCCGGGACGAGTTTGAGTTACCGGAGAACATCATAAATCTGTTGGATGAAGCCCTGGCCCTGGCCGATGCATTCCCAACAAAGCCCAGGTGATGCCCATGGATAACAATGGGCAAGCCCTGTTGACGTTCACTGAACTGGCCCAGCTGTTGCGGGTGTCCAGGTCCACCGCTGGCAGGATGCAGCGGGAAAAGCTGCTGCCACCATCCATCATTGTCGGCAGGCGTAAACGCTGGCGCAGGCTGGACGTTGACAAGTGGCTGGAACAGCAACAGGAGGGCAACTGATGGTCTACATGCTCTGCAAGGACTGCCGCATTGCCTATTCCAGCCCATGCCTGGCGGTGGGGGATGAGTACGTACCACAGCGGCAGAATTGTCCCAAATGCGGCAAGGAATGCGAGCAGACAGACATTATCTACCACGCGGACGACCAGAACGAACTGCTGCGGCAGAAGTGTGCGCGCCGGCAAGGACTCCTGAATATCATCAAAGCGAAGTACACAAACCTGTACGAGTTGGCGGACTGGAGCGGCCAGGTACCACTGGTGAAAGACTGGGCCTGGGCGCTCCACGAGTTTATTCGGACGGCTGTTTATGACATCGAAAAAACTGACAAAGTCAGAAAAACGGAAGATGGCTGAACTGTTTAGAAGGGGAATGACACATCATGCCATCGCGAAGCAGCTGGGGCGCAACCAGGCCACTGTCTGGCGCGTTTTGAGTGGCGAAACGGGCCAACAGGGGAAGCGGGAATCCTGGCGGTGCCCTGGCTGTGGTGGCAAAGTAGCGATTGATGAATGCCTGAAATGCAGGCCAACTTTGACGGATTCAAGCAGGTTAAAAAATGCACGAACAGCAGCCACATTCTGGCGACACTGGCCGGCAATCGTTTGTCGAATGGAAAGCGGATCTGATAAAGCTGGGCCGGCAGGTCGCGCTGGATGAATCATGCAGAGATGGTCTGCGCGAGGGCCGGCCAATCACAAATACGGAAGCTTATGCCCTGGACGCATGGATACACAGCAATCCAAGTGACGGGGAATTGGAAATGTTTAGGTTAATCAGGGGGATGGACAATGCCCGTTTCGATACGTGGAAAAAGTTATTTAACTGTAGCGGAACGGGTGAAGAAGGCCCACAAGGACAATCCGGGAAAGTTGACGATTGAAACAGAACTGCTCGACAACAATCAGGCCATCGTCTTATTCAAGGCCACAGTCTGCATATACGCGGACGATAGCAGCCGCTCGTTTACGGGCCATGCCTGTGAATTCCACGACAAGAAAAACGAGAAGGCGGTCAACTTTGCCAGTGCAGTGGAGAACTGTGAAACGTCTGCAATAGGGCGGGCACTGGCGGCGGCAGGCTACCTGGGTACTGAATATGCCAGTGCCAATGAAATCCAGAACGTGGCTGGCAAGACAAAGCGGCGGGCCAGTGGCAACAGGCCACCACCACCCAAACCAGAGCAGCAGGGACTGAACGAAATACCATTTTAAGGGGAAACCAGATGGCGACATTGAACCGCGTAGAACTGATTGGCAACTTGACGCATGACGTTGAAATACGGGAAAC